AAAGAATGGCAGTTTGTTTATGATTTTATTCTCGAGGAACTTGAAGAATACAAAGCTGCCTGTGAAGCAGGAGATATTGTTGAGGTTCTTGATGCTTTATGTGATATTGCCTACGTTTCGTTGGGTAACGGAACTATGTTACATGGTCTTAAGGATAAGATATGGCCAGCGTATCAAGAAGTACAAGGGTCGAATATGTCTAAGGCTTGTTCAAGCAAAGAGGAAGCACAAAAAACGGTTGAAGTCCGTTCCAAAGAACAAGATGAACCTTGTCACTATGAAAAGGTTGGAGAATATTATATTGTCTATAGAACACGTGATAAAAAAGTAATGAAAAATATTAATTACTATCGCCCTAATCTTAAACAATTCTTTTCTCATCAGGAATTAACACAAACTATTACTAAATAACCCCAGATTTGTATAAAAAATGTTTCGCACAAAGAACAGGTGGTAACACCTATTTAATGCATCTCTGGGAAGATGAAGGTTATCAAAAAGTAGAATGGACTAACCAAGCTTATGTTGAGTGTGGTGAAGCTGATTCTACACATTTAGGATTAGGTGGTGAACCACTTAAAAAAGTTCGTAAATGGGAAAAAGAAAATAGTAAACTTCATTTCCATGATATGACTCCATACCAAAAATTCTTAGTTGAAAAATATGGTATTGATGATGAACCATCCCAATCCCATCGTGAAATATTTTTTGATATTGAAACTGAATGGGGAGATGCTCTTACTGAAGATTATATTAAATCTGCTCCTAAAAAAGTTACATCAATCGCTTGGTATGATAAACAAGTTGATGAATGGGGAATATTAATTTTAGATAAAAAATCACAACTTAATAGAACTAAAGCCAAAAATAAAGAGATTATCCCTTGTGCTACAGAAGATGAGTTATTACTTAAATTTCTAGAAAAGTTCAGGGAAATGGATCCTGATATTATAGTAGGGTGGAATAGTGATTATTTTGATATTCCTTATCTTTATTATAGAATGTGTAATGTTTTGGGTGAAGATGTAGCTCGTTATTTATCTCCAATTGGTTATATTAGAGAAACTCCTTGGTATAAAGATCAATATATTCAAATAGCAGGTGTTGAATCTCTTGATTATATGCGTTTACATAAAAAGTTTAGTTGGGCAGATGAACCCTCATTTAAATTAGATGCTATCGGGGAAAAATATGTTGGTGTAAATAAAATAGAATACGAAGGTAATCTTGATGATTTATTTGAATCTGATATACATAAATTTATCCAATATAACTTTGTTGATGTTGAGATTTTAAAATTACTAGATGAAAAATTAGAATATTTATCTCTTGTAAAAAATCTAGCTCATAAAGGTAAACACAATTATAGTGAAGTGTATGCTAATACTAAAACACAAGATGGAGCAATTTCAGCTTATTTATTAAGTGAAGGAATTATACCACCAGCTAAAGAACGTAATCCTTTATCTAAAAAGAATTATGCTGGTGGTTATTTATTTTGCCCTAAAGCTGGAATTTACAATTATGTGTTTGATGAAGATTTAACATCACTATATCCTTCAATTATAATGACTATTAATATTGGTAAAGAAACAATGGTTGGTAGAATTATAGATGCTGATGATAGGAATAATCGTTTAGGGTTAAATGATTTAGAGTATAGAGATCATGCTGAAGAATTAACTGTAGAAAATCTTAAACGTCAAAGAACCAAAGTTAAAGTAGGAAAATTAATTTCTATGATTAAACAAAATGAATTATCTATATCAGCTAATGGTGTAATGTTTGCTACTAATAGAGAATCAGTTCTATCTACTATCTTAAAAAAATGGTTTGATGAGAGAGTTTTATATAAAAATGAAATGAAAACAGCATATAAATCTGGTAATAAAGAATTAGGTGCAGCCTTTCATATGAAACAATACACAATGAAGATTTTGCTAAATAGTTTGTATGGTGCAACTGCCCTTGGTAGTTTTCGTTATGGTAATGTTATTTTATCTGAAGCCATTACTTTAAGTGGTCAACGAATAATCCAGGAAAGTGCATTAACAGCCAACAGGCATATAAATAAAGTTATGAAAGGAGAAACTACATTATGAAACATATAGAAGATACTCCTTGGTGGATTTGTGATCCTGAAGACACAAACTATGTAGCATATTCTGATACTGATTCTATTTATATTCACGCCGAACCATTACTTAGATATTTATACCCTAATTTTGAGGAAATGCCTAGTGAAGATAAAGATGATAAATTAGAATCAATTGCTTTAAAATATCAGGATATTATTACTGATTCTTATGGTGAATTAGCTGCAAATTGTTTTAATGCTAAGGGTGCACATAGGTTAGAAATGAAGACTGAAGCAGTTATCCGTGCCGCTTATTTTAGAGCTACTAGAAGATATGCTCAGTGGATTACTAAACAAGAAGGTATTAAAAAAGAATCACTTGATGTAAAGGGTCTTGAATTTAAAAAAGCAAATTTCCCTCCAGTACTAGGTAAATTTTTTCACAAAGCGTTAGTAGACGTGTTAAAAGGCACACAACAACCTGAGATCGATACTCGTGTTAAAATATTTAAGCAGCAGATATTAGACGGTAGTATACCGCTAACCGAGTTAGGTAATCCAACATCAGTTAAAACATTAAATAAGTATACTGAACGTAAAGCTCGTGCTGGAGAAATGTTTACAACTGTAGCTAAAGGGGCACCAGCTGCTGTTAGAGCTGTAATTAGACACAATGATTTACTCCGATTTTGGGGTTTAAGTAGACAACATAAAATGATAACTCAAGGTGAGAAAATTAAATGGATTTATTTAAGGCCTAATCCTTACCAAATTGATGCTGTTGCCTTTTTAGACTTTGATTTAGCACCTAAGATTCGTACATTCATCGAAGAATATGCTGATAGAAAAAAAATATTTGAGTCTATTCTATTAAATAAATTAGAAGGTTTTTATTCCGATCTTGGTTGGACTTTAAATCTAAACCCATATAAAGAAATGTTTTTTAAATTTTAAGTAAATGATAAATAAATTAAAGATACAATCCATAATTAATAAGTACTATTTAGGTACTAATGAATCTGTAAAATGGGTAATTAATAATAACTCACTAAACATTGATTTTATGACACCTACCAAAGATGTTATTGGAAATGTTGTGTGTAATGATTTTCAATTAGAAGATAGTAAACTAGCCATTTATGATACTAAAAAATTACAAAATTTAATTAGTATATGTAGTGGAGACTTATTATTAGAATTTGAAAAAAATAATGCAATTTATACTAAATTAAACATCTCAGACTTAAATTTTAATCTTAGTTATGCTTTATCTGATCCCCTACTAATTAATAAAGTAGGTGAAGTAACAGAAGCTGAATGGGTAGTTGAATTAGATTTATCTCCAGAAGACATTAATAATATTATTAAAGCAAAGAGTGCATTAGCATTAATTGATAATATGTTAGTAACAACAACTACCAATTTAGATGGGGAAAATGTTGTTGAGTTTGTTTTTGGCGATGAATCAGGACACAATAATAAAATTACTTATCAAATATTAGGTGATATTAAGGAGACAAATATAAAACTCCCATTTAACTCAGATACATTTAAAACCATTCTTCAAGCTAATAAAGATATGGATGGTGGTAAATTAAAATTAAGTAGTATGGGATTAATGAGATTGGATTTTAATCTAGATGATATTTCCTCAAAATATTTTATGGTAAGGAAAGCAGAAACCGATTTTTAATATACGTATAACAAAACAAATGCGCAGCTTGGGCACGCAAGTTTTATTTTTTTAACCCGCTGATCGAAAGACAGCACAAATATATAAATGATATGAGTACATTATTCAATGAACACCCGTTAACACCCTTCGATATTTTATATCGAAATTTTTACAAAGCAGATGAAGCATACGCTCCTGCATTAAATTCAAAACAACCCCATCCTTTAGACATTTACCACAATCAAGAAGGTCTTTACTTCGAGATTGCGTGTACTGGTCTTACTAAAGAAGATATTTCAATTGAAGTAGAATCTGATGTATTAAGGATCTCCTACGAAAAGCCAAAAGATGAAACCCAAACAGATCTGTCAGGGTATATCTACCATGGTTTAAGTAGAAAATCATTCAGTTTAGGATATAAAATTGCGCCTAAATTTGATTTAACAAAAATCGATGCTGAAATGGAAAATGGATTATTAAAGATTTCTTTACCACTTACCAAAGAAGCTAAACCAAAAGCAATTAAAATTAAGTAATAGTTTTTAAAGAAAAACGTGTCCAAGCGCGATTTTGTTCGTATATTGACGGCAAATAAATAAATAAAGTTATATGAGAAACACAATTATTAAGGATCCGGTTCTGGAACCATTCCATCTTTCAAAAGACCAATACTGCTATACTGTAGTCGAAACCATTACTCCCGATGAGAAAAACATTGGAAAATTTAAAAAAAAGGATAATGGGAATAGGGGACAAAATTATGAAAAGCAACTGGGGTATTACACAAATTTAGCAGGAGCATTAAAAGTAATTGCTAAGTATAAGTTAAATAATAAAAAAGAATACTCTACAGTATTAGAATACGTTAAAGAGTGGGAATTCCAAAAAGAAGAAATATCAAAATTATTAAGTAAATTAGAATTAGTATGAATTTAGAAGCATTATTTGATGCGGTTATTATAAAACCGTTAGAAGAAGAGGAAACAATGTATGGAAATATTGTTGTACCTGATCTTGGAAAAGATAAAAATGAAAAAGGAACAGTTGTTGCTGTAGGTCCTGGAAAGTACTCAGTTACAGGTGATCATTTTTTAGAAACTAAAGTTCAAATTGGTGATGTAGTAGTTTTACCTACTATGGGATTTACTAAATTAGAACATGATGGAGAAGAGTTCTTTGTAGGACCTGAACAACAAATATTAGCAAAAATAAAACAATAATAACATGCCAGTAGATTTAAGAAAACAAATTAAATTCGGTACAGAAGCCCGAAAAGAATTAATGGAAGGGATTAATACCCTTGCTGATGCAGTAGTAAGTACATTAGGACCTAATGGTAGAAATGTATTAATTGATAACTACCCAGGGTTACCCCAAAGTACTAAAGATGGAGTAACAGTAGCAAAAAATGTTTGTGTTGATGGTAACATTAGAGAACTAGGGGTTAGAACAGTAAAAGCAGCAGCAATTAAAACAGCAGATAAAGCAGGAGATGGAACAACAACATCAACTTTATTAGCTAGAGAAATGATAAATGCAGGTTTAGCTGGTTTAAATAATGGAGAGAATGCAGTTGAAATTAAAAGAGATATCGATAAAGCAGTTAAAGAAGTTATCAATTATCTTAGAAAAGACATATCTGAAGATATTTCATCTGAAGAGCAACTCCAACAAGTAGCTACAATATCAGCGAATAATGATATTGAAATTGGTAAACTAATTGCTACAGCAATTGAAAAGGTAGGATCTGATGGGGTTGTTCATATTGAAGAATCTAAATCAGGAGAAACATATCTTGAAACTGTTGAAGGAATGCAATTTGAGAGAGGATATAAATCCCATTTTTTCGTTACTGATAACAATACAATGTCTTGTAAACTAGATGATGTTTATATCTTAATTGCAAATCATAAATTTACACAAGTAAAAGAATTACTTCCAATTCTAGAACAAGTTTCAGCAACTAATAAATCTTTATTAATTATTGCTGAAGATATTGATAATGAAGCTCTTGCAACCTTGATTGTAAATAAATCAAGAGGTATTCTAAAAGTTGCTGCAGTAAAAGCACCAGATTTTGGAGATAGAAGAAAGCTCATCTTAGATGATATTGCTACTATGACAGGTGGTCAAGTGTTTGATAAAGATAAGGGAATGAAACTTGATAAATTTAGTTGGGATTGGTTTGGTCAAGCCCGAGCAGTAACAGTAACTAAAGAAGAAACTACTATTATTGATGGTAAAGGAGATGAAGAATTAATTAATACTCGAGTTGAAGAACTTCAAACTCAAGTTGAAAAGTCAACAACTCCATTTGAAACCGAACAATTACAAAATAGATTAGCTAAAATGGTTGGTGGTGTTTCTATTATTCATGTAGGTGGATTAACTGAAACTGAATTAAGAGAAAAGAAAGATAGAGTTGACGATGCTTTAAATGCAACACAAGCAGCATTAGAAGAGGGAATTGTTCCTGGAGGTGGAGCAGCTTTACTTTATGCCCGAAATAAAATTGATATTTCAACTACAGGGGGTCAAATTGTATACCAAGCTTGTGGAAAACCATTTGAACAAATTCTAATTAATGCTGGTTATGATTCAACAGATGCTCAAATGATTGGTAAATATCAATTAGTTGAATCTGGTAGTAATGAATGGGCTGGTTTTAATCTTAAAACAGAGGAAGTTGTGGATATGAAAAAAGCAGGTATTATTGATCCAACTAAAGTAACTCGAACAGCACTTGAAAACGCCGCTGCAGTTGCAGGAACATTACTTCTTACAGAATGTGTTATTGTTGCCCACCCAGATAAAAAAGATCCATCTCCGGATGAAATGCACTATTAATTATGAGCACAGAAAGAGTAGAACATAATGAGTTAATTGCCACAAGAACACCACCTGGAGACAGGTGGGTTCTAGTTGGTGATCCTAAAAAACAAGTATTCACAACACTTACAGATACTTTAGAGGCATTTTTACACCAAACAGGATTTAAAGGATCTTATAGATTAGATCCTATGGATAGTAAATTATATGCAATCCAAGAACATGAGTATGAAGTTCCTAAAGATGAGCCGAAAACATTTTCACTATATGGAGAATTTAAACAGGGTGTTTAATTTGGATAAGTCAAATATTGTTCGTATATTTACGTTATAAATAAAAATATGAGTATGACATGGGTTTTATTAGGGTTAGCAGTAAATGCTATTCTATTTGTGTGGGGTGTATTGTATCTTGCAAAAGCAATTAAAGATAATGATAATTGGAAAGAGGAAATATGATGATAAATAAAGAACATACTCTGTTAGTTGAGCGCTATAGACCAGTAAAACTAGAAAATTATGTAGGTAATGATCACATTAAAAAGACCATTTCACAGTATTTGGGTCAAAATGATATTCAAAACCTAATATTTTATGGACCCGCAGGTACTGGAAAAACAACTCTTGCTAAACTTATCGTTAAAGGACTTGATTGTGATCATCTTTATATTAACGCTAGTGATGAAAGAGGTATTGAAACTATTAGAGATAAAGTATCAGGTTTTGCTAGCACAGCTAGTTTTAAACCACTCAAAGTAGTTATTTTAGATGAAGCAGATTTCCTTACTATACAGGCCCAAGCTTCTCTTCGTAATGTAATTGAAACATTTTCACGTAATACTAGGTTTATTTTAACTTGTAATTATATAGAACGTATTATTGATCCTTTACAATCTAGATGTCAAACATTAAAAATTATCCCTCCAACTAAAGCAGATGTTGCAAAACATATTGTTTGGATTATGGATGAAGAAGATATATCATTTGAACGCGAAGATTTAAAAACAATAGTAAACCAATACTACCCTGATTTACGTAAATGTTTAAATACGATTCAACTATCAACTCAAGATAATAAATTATCAATTGATAAATCAGTATTAGTGTCATCTAATTATATGTCCCAAGCTGTTAAATTATTATCCCAACCCAAACCAAAATGGAATGAAATTAGACAAACTATCATTAATGCAAATGTGCAAGACTTTGAAGAATTTTATCGTTATCTTTATGATAATGCTTCTAATTTTGCCCCCGGAAACGAGGGAATGGTTGCAGTATTGGTCAATGAATATTCATACCAAGCTAACTTCCGTATTGACAAAGAAATTAATTGCTCGGCATTAATAGCAAAGTTAATAGAATTAAAATAAACTATGAAAAAGTTCTTAATATTCCTTATAATTTGGATTAGTCAAAACTTGGCAATACCATTCTGGATGTTAGGACATATTCATTTAAGTTTAAACATATATCAAGACTTACATGAAATAATCGCTAGTGTAGGTATGAATATTTTAGTAGCGATTGGATTTTATTTAGATTATAAACAAAACAGTAACAATTAAATTAAGTTAAAATGAGTGAACAACAAAACATGAAAATGAATGTTGATTTAAAATCAACAACAGCAATCGAAGGTCAAGATGGAAATCAGATCTTTCAACAGGGAGTATTACTTAGAAAAGTATCTAAGTTTGTAGTAGGGGCAGAAGAAGACGCTGTAATGCCAATCCCAGTATTTTTCGATCCATCATCTGGAAAAGTATTAGAATCAACAGTCCCAGTAGAACTTAGAGAAGAATACAAAGATATTACTATTTAATGTCTCAAATTGAAGTAAAAAATATATTTGATTGGTTGGAGGAGATAACTTATAAAAAATCTCCTCCAGCAAATTTCTCACAAGCTTCGTGGGATAAATGGAATTCTTACATGATACATAGATATGTATCAATGTATATAGGTTACATTGATGTTGCAAACTATGTACAAAAGATAAATCCACAAAATAAACAACAAATATATTCAATTTACCGAGAAATGATTCCAAAAAAGAAAACCTGGCTTAAGTATATTAAAAATCAAAAGAAAAGAAATTATCAAGAATTAGCTGAGTATGTGGCTGAATATTTTGAATGTTCTTTAGGTGAAGCAGATCACTACATTGATATTTTAAGGCAAACCGGGGTTTATGGGATTTTAACTAAAATGGGGATTGAAGAAAAAGAAATTAAAAAATTAATAAAAAAAGCAGAATTATGAGTCGATTAAGAGATATGCTTTACACATCAGCAATAGCAGATAAAGCAAAATCATTATTAACCTTAGAATTACTAGAAGTAAACCCAGCAGGTATTGGTGATCATTCAACAGAGGATTTTTATAAAAATGCCGAAGAAGCACTTGCTATGTTAGCTGATGCTGATGAGAGATTAGAAACAATAGAAAAATATTTAGATAAAAAAGAAGTTATATAGTATGGAGAAAGCAATTACAGATTTTGAAAAAACATACCCATCGTTAGCAGAGGAATTTAGACAAATTCAAAAAGAACAGTATGAGTTATTTGCTGGAAAGATGATGGATTATGGTTTAGG